CTTCGTCGGCAATCGCCTGGTAGCGCTTGTCAAAGGTACGCTTGATAAACGTCCATTCCAGCTTGCCAGTTTGGCGAGTCAGTGTGGTGCCTTCCTTCGAGTGATACTGCTCGGTCATGGGTGCAGCGCGGCCCTTGAACAGCCACACATAGCGGTACGAGCCGTCCGCCTTCTCACTCTTGAACCCGAGTGCGAAGTAGCCGGGGGTGTCGCCCGCAGCGCGGATCAGCACGCCGTTGTCGTCAATGACGTTGTTCAGGATCATCTCCTGGATGAGCAGCGGAATGTCCGCCATCTCCATCGTCAGCTTGATTTCGGGGTCCGGGTACACGACGTCGAACTCTTGATCGTCAGCGTACTGCACCTCAGGATCAGCGTTCTCGGGTGCGATCTGTGCGTCAATGGCACCCGCAAAATCCTGCAATGTGCCATAGGTAACGCCTGCATCAGCATCGGACACGAGTGGCGCAATGACGACGTTCTTGAGGCCCACCGTACTGGCCACGGCGGGGGAAGCGGTATTCGGCATACGTTTTTCCTCCAATTCTGATTATGATTTGCGGCTGACGGCATTCCGAAGGCCGGCCCGGATGATGTCGTAAGATTCATCGGCCTTGGTGTCGTAGGCGGGCCGAACGAAGGGATGCGCGGGCGCCGGAGCAGGTCCGCCATGCCCCCACTCCACAGCATTTGCGTAGTACGCACCCTCTGCGGAGTGGTGCACCCCGATGGTGATGCACCGGCCCGTCTTGCGTCTTTTCGCGCGCCCGACCTTGATGGACCGGTACAGCGCGCCAGTGATAATCTTGGGATTGGATGAGGCATTGGCTTTCATCTGCTGGTGGATCGGAACCGCGGCCGCCTCCAGGATGCCGTTGCAGGTGGGACCATCCTCATCCAACCGTGCGGCTACGGCAGCGAAATCTTCTATCAATCCCTCAGCCCCATCGAGCTTCATACTCATGGGGCCACCCCCGAACGCAGGCACCAGGTCCAGTGTAGGTTGTACTGTCGGGTCGCGCTGTCGTAGGCGGGTTGGTTGTACCCCATGTCCGTCTCCTCGACCATGATAAACCCGGCCCGGTACATGGCGCTTCGGATCCGCGTGGCGGTGTCAGTGGGATCCCCATCACTCCACAGGCTCAGGTACACGAAGGTCTTGAGGGAGACGACGGCGTCGTCCAGGTGCACATCCTCCGTCGTGGTGGTTGCGTACACGGCGTACTGCGGGGGCGGGTTCTGCTGGCCGGGAGTGGGGCGCCAGATGCCGGCATATACGGGAATGTCCAGATCGGAGAGCGCCTGCTGCACCTGCCTCATCAGCTGACCCCCTTCACAATCGACGCCTTCAGGCCGAGGTACCGGCGCTTGAACTCGTACTCGCCCAGTGTGGAGATGATCCAGCGCGCGCCCCGGAACTTCACCCACATGCCCGGCTGGATATCCTCCCGAAACCGGATGGTGAAGTTGATGACCGCTTCAGCGTTGATGGTATCCGCAGCCCGGAAGTGCTGGTTTCCGGCGTCCGTGGCCGCCGCCCACACCTTGCAGACGACGACCTCAGTAGGCTCCGGATAGCCATTTTCATTGATGGTGTTCTCGGTGTACCCGATCTCCACCAGATGCTTCAAGTCCCCGGGGTGCGGGTCACTCTCGAAGTTTTTATAGCCGCGCAAGGTGATTCACCTCCATCAGAAGAACTTCGTCACATCCCGGTGCGGGTAGAGCAGATTCTCAAACGCCATCCGCATCGCCAGGTACACCTGCTTGCCCGGGTTGTCCCGGTTCTCGAAGTAGTGCCCGATCATGAGGAGCACGGCCAGTCGAACAGCCGGAGGTGCATCTTCTGAAAAGGAAACGCGGCAGAAATCTTCCGCCGTCGCCTGCGCCTGCTCGATCAGGCTCCCGATGTAGGCGTCTTCATCCGTATGCTGAATCCGCAGATGCGCCTTGACCTCGTCAACAGTTACGACCATCCGACATCACCACCCGTTACGATTCAGGCGTTTCGGGATCAGGGATCATCACGCCGGCTACCTTCAGTTTCGCCAGAAGTGCATTCAGATCCGACTTCAGTTCCGCGATGGTCGTCGCTGCACTATCTGATTGGTTGGCAGCGGCCTTCACACCGCCGAGGGTTTCCGCAGCTGCGGCGGGTAAGACATACTCTTCCGGGTATGTGGGGATGTACAGCTTGCCATCAGCGCCAATCTTCACTTCTACGGTGTAGAGCTCGTCCTTTGCTTCGGCTTTGATGCCGCCGAGCGCGTCTGCGCTGGCTGCCGCGGCCGTCTGCGTAAGACCTTCCACCGTCGCGTCCGGCAGGAAGGTCAGTTTGCCCCCAATGACCCATTCGTCTCCACCATGGGCGTGGTAGTTACGCGTCATTCTGGTTGTATCGATACTCATAGAAACTCCTCCTCCGAAAAAAGGGACTGCCCGGTCGGACAGTCCCGTCGTCGACTAGGCGGCCTTCATCCTCAGACACTTGACCGCCTCGGTCAGAATCAGGCGGCCGTCCACGCGCTGGGTAACCTTGAACCCCACCTGATCCGTCGCGGCATACAGTTCGTTCAACCGCTGCAACGAGCGGCCTTCACGGTCTGCAAGCCAGTAGTAGCTGTAGTCACCGTACAGGATTGCCTTGTTGCCCGCGGCTGGAAGCGGCATGAAGTTCGAGGTCAATACCCGCTGGTTGAGCAGCGTGTCCGGCTGGCCGTACAGAAGGCCCGGCTGCCACAGGAACTGGCCGTTCCCGTCCTTGAGCTTGCGGATCAACTTGACGGTGGCGTCGTTCATGATGAACGCGGCGCGGCGGCGATAGCCCGACTTCAGTGCGTGCTGCAGGTCGATCAATTCATCCGAGGTGATCGCGGCGACAGCGGCAGCGGTCACGCCGGTTTCCGCGCCCAGCGTGTCGTGCAGGAGGCCGGTGGGCTTGTGGCTACCGTCACCCGCGAGGATCGCCGCTTCTTCTGCCGCGCCCACCCGCCTCGCGAACTCGCCGGTGATGTAGGCGGCGAGGTCGAACGCGGAGTCGCGCAGCAGTTCCTCCGAGATCCGGATCATGCTGCCCACCTTGTGCGCGCTCAGCGTGATCTGGCCGAACCCGTCGTCGGACTCGGGAATGGCCGCTTCCTCTTCCACCCAGGACGCGGCGCCCTTGCTGGTGACCAGCGGAATCTTGCGGTCGCCGGAAGAAGTGGTGATCACATGCACGAGCCCGCGCATGATGTTCTCCTCCTGAAGTGCCTGCACCAGGGTGTGCTCAAACTCGTCCGGCACGGTGTACCCGCCCTCGCTGAGCTCGCCCACCTGCAGTGCGTTGCGAACCTCATAGCCACGGCGGTCCGCGTCGCGCATCAGCTTCCAGAACGCGTCGTTGTAGGCCTTTCCGCCGCGGCCGGGCTTATCGGTCGCCTTATCTGGCCGAGAGGACAACGGCGCGTTCACCGTCGCGTTCATCTCCTGCTCCAGTTCCGCTGCTCGCTCCTCGCGCTCAATGGCGTGGCCCAGGTCCACGACCTCCTGCTCCATCCGCTCGTAAGTGGCGGTGTCCTCGGCGGACAAAAGGCCGCTCTCATCCTTGTGGGAATCCAGGAACGCCTTGGCCTTGTCCCAGATCTCGCCGCGCTTGCTGCGCATTTCCAAAACCTTGCTCATGATACTCCTCCTATGATCGCCGCGTGGGCATGAGTAAACCCAGCCGCTTTTGCAGCTGGGCGATGGGGGTGCCGGGCTCCGCCGGCTGTTCGATTGGTATGTTGGACCCAGGTGGACTGCTGTCCTTTGGCGTTGTTTGCGCCGCCCCGTCCCGCGTTCCGGGTCGGTTGGCCTGATCATCGTCAGGCAATACAGAAGTTGTATGGTCATCGCCCTTTGCAGGGCGGGACGGCTGTTGTCTGTGGCGGTCCAACCAAGCCTGTACCCTGGCTTCCGCCTCTGCGAGGTCGATATTTCGGGCGCTAACGGCGTTCACGGGGCTGGGGCCCACATCTTCATCGGCGATCCCGTCGATGAATCCGTTTGCGACCGCAACCTTGGCGTCCATCCATGTGGTGGCGGTCATCATGACGGCCAGTTCCGAGCGATCCTTTTTACACCGGGTGCCATAGATGTTCAGGATGCTCTCTTTGCAGGCGCGAAGGAGGCCAATGGCCTCCGACAGGTCGCGTTCATTGCCCCAGGCGATGACCGAAGGATCGTGCACCATGAAGAGGCTGCCCGGGGTCATCTCCAGTCGATTCGCCGCCATGGATAGTACCGTGGCTGCGGAGGCCGCGGTACCGGAGATTGTGATGCAGACGTTGCCGGGGTACGCCCGCACATCGTCGAACATCCGGGTGGCGGCGTTGCAGTTGCCGCCATAGCTGTTGAGACGGATGTGGACATCATCCGTGGATTGGTTGTCGGCCCCATACAGCGCCTCATGCAAGCCTGCCGGCGTGATCTCGTCGCCGAAGAACTCTTCCTCGTCGATGTAGCCGTTCAAACGTAGCTCTCTCAGGGGGCATCCCTCCCATTCGTGGTCTGTACCGCTATGATGGGCACCATGTTGCCGTTGACCATGTACACGCCACCACCGGCGCCGTCAGGCAGTGGGTTCATATTTTCGAGTTCCCGGATGTCATCAGCCGACAGCCAACCGTTCTGGCGTCCGATAGCGTAGCCCTCCATGCGCTCTTTGTAGCTGCCGCGCATCAGCCCATCGATGTTAATCCGAACATAAAATCGGCTCTTCTCCTTTTCAGTGAAGAGCGCGCGGTTCATGGCCTGCTCGATACGGACCAACCAAGGCCGAATGGTGTGCATCGCAAAGCTGATGGATTGGTGTTCAATGTTCGAGAACGTCGCGTGCTCCAGATCGCCCACCAGGTGGGGCGGGACCCGGTAGATCCGACAGATTTCCGACACCTGGAATTTCCGGCTCTCCAGAAACTGCGCCTCATTGTTGGGGATGGATACCTTTTCGAACTTCATGCCCTCTTCCAGGATGGCCACTTTGCCGGAGTTGGCGGATCCGCCGTAGGCCGCGTTCCAGCTCTCCCGGAGCGAAGTCGGGTTCTTGACGGTGTTGGGGTGGGTCAAGACGCCGCTGGGGGTCGCGCCGTTGGAGAAGAAGCGGCTGCCGTATTCCTCCGCCGCGATGCCGAGGCCGATGGCGTTCTTCTCCAGCGCGATCGGGCTGTAGCCCACGATCCCGTCAAACCCCAGGCCCGGAATGTGCAAGACGTCCTCCGGCCGGAGCCGGACCACGCCGCCGTCCCGCGAAGTGTAGTCGTAGGTCAACGCCCCTCCACCATCTCGGTCCACCTGCATCTTCTCGGGCAGCAGCGGGTACAGGCCCAGGACTTGGCCACGCCCGTTTCGCAGGATCTGGCAGTAGGAATTGCCCCACAGAAGAAGATGCGAGAGCATCGTCTCCCGCAGGATGAACGAAGTCATCTCATAGTTGGGCTCGTCGTGCAGGATGCGGTAGAGTGGGTGGCTCACCGCCTTTTCGCTACCGTGGTTCGTGTACTGGTAGACATGCAGCGGCAGGCTGGCAACCGTTTCTGCGATAACCCGCACGCAGGCGTACACCGCCGTCATCTGAACCGCCGTCCTGGGGTTCACGGGTTTCCCCGCCGCGCTGCCGCCGAAGTAGAACGTCAGCGCAGAACTGACGCTGTCAGTAGGCGAAAGTCGCCCCCCGGGCTTGTCACGTGATCGGAACAGCCGGGCAAAGGGATTGTTCATACTACGCCTCCCCTATATGGGCATAAGAAAACGTCCATCAGCGGGCGATGGACGTTAAGGAGTTCTGAAGAAAAATTTGGATTTGTCTTTCCTCTTATTGCGGCAGTTACATCACTTCACTCAGTTTCTCGACAATACAACCCTTGCTCGCATAGTATTGAAGCATCTCATCGATTTTTCTTTTATCGTAACTGGTAATACAATCAGACAGAACGTGAACGATGTAGCCTTCTTTAGCCATATTGTAGCAAGTGGATTTTACACAGGCTATGGCATCCGCACCGGCAATGTAGAATTCTCCGATTTCGTTTTCGCTTACAAAAGCAGCAAAACCTTCGCTTGTTAATGCATTACCCTTGGTTTTTGTGAAAATGTTTTCAGATACAATTTTCATATCCGGAACCAATTCGGCACCATGTGTGTCGGGCTTAAAGGTTCTTGTACCGGCAGATATATTATTATGCTTAATATAAACCACATGAATGTCGTGAGCGACAGCCCAATCAATAGCTGTGTTGATATTGCCGATGATTTCCTTATAATTCTTTGTAATGTCGTTTTGAATGTCGACAACGACGAATGCTTTGTTCTGCATAGTTCTTCCTCCGCAAATTCCAGTTTATTACTACATATTATATCAGACCTATCTTGAAAGGTAAATAGAGAATGAATCTCCAGCTGGTCTACCCATCAACGCGAGAGCCGGCTGGGAAGCCTTCCACTACAGCCCTTGGCCCGTCTTCTTGTCATGGCAGGCTTTACAGAGCGGCTGCCAGTTCGACTGATCCCAGAACAATCCGTCATCGCCACGGTGCGGGATGATGTGGTCGATTACGGTGGCGGGCGTCAGCCGATCCGCCCGCAGGCACTCCGCGCAGAGCGGATGTTTCTTCAGGAAGAGCGTCCGCGCTTTCCGCCAGCGCCCGTCGTAACCGCGTCGCGTCGCCGTTTCGCGCGCGTACTGCTTACGATGCTGTTCGCAATAGGGCTCGTCGCTCAGGTTGGGGCAGCCGGGATATCGACAGGGTCGCTTTGGTGTTCGCGGCATCCGTCCCTCCATCAAATAAAAAGCAGACCGCGATCCGTATCGTATATGCTGCCGCCATTCTGGTTCTTCATTGCCCGGTCCAGCGCCATCACTAATGCCACCGCGCCGTCCACCTTTTCCGTGGACTTCTCCTTGTCAATCTTCAGGTTCCCCGCGGGGTCAGTGCGCACGAATGCGTTGTCCATGTTCCAACGGAGCACCGGATGACCGCCATGATTCAGCTTCCGTTCCAGCACGATGCGCATCAGTTCCTTCGTCGGCGGGCTCATGTCCTTGAACCCCTGGCCAAAGGGGACCATGGTAAACCCGTCATCTTCCAGCGCCTGAACCATCATCGTGGCGTTCCACCGGTCATAGGCGATCTCCCGGATGTTGTACTTTTCCCCCAGGCGGATGATGAACTGTTCAATGAATCCGTAATGGACCACATTGCCCTCGGTGGTCTGGATGAACTCCTGCTTCTCCCAGACGTCGTACATCACATGATCGCGCCGAACGCGCAGGGTCAGCGTTTCCTCCGGCAGCCAGAAGAACGGGAGCACGCTGTACCCCTCGTCCTCGTCGAGCGGCGGGAATACCAGCACCAGCGTGGTCAGGTCGGAAGTACTCGAAAGGTCAAGCCCCGCATAGCAGACGCGGCCTTCGAGCGTCGTTGCGTCCACCACGTCGCCGCACTCGTCCCATCGGTCCATGGGCATCCAGCGGATGGACTGCTTGACCCATTGGTTCAAGCGCAGCTGCCGGAACATGTTTTCATCCGCCGGTGTTTCCAGCGCCTTATGGTAGGCGTCACGCACCTTGTCGATGGTAATCGTGTGATCCAATGACGGATTGGCTTTGTACCAGTTTTCCTCATCCTGCCAGTCGGCTTCATCTGGAAGGCCGAACACCACCGGGTAGAACCGCGGGTCACGCTTCCGGCCTTCGAGAATGTCGATGGCCTTCTGGTGGACCTCCCAGCAGATGCTGTTTCGATCTGTTCCGGCGGTCGTGAGAAAGAACCATAAGGGCTGCCTTCTCGCGTCGCCGGAGCCCTGGGTCATAACGTCATAAAGCGCGCGTGTGGGCTGGGTGTGCAGCTCATCAAAGATACAGGCCGAAACGTTCAAGCCGTGCTTGGTGGCGACCTCCGACGAGAGCACCTGATAGATGCTCCCCGTGGGCTGGTATATCATCCGCTTGGTGGAAGGGATGATCTTGACCCGCTTCAAAAGCGCCGGGGACTTCTTGACCATATCGACGGCCACATCAAACACGATGCCCGCCTGCTGGCGGTCAGACGCACAGCTGTAAACTTCGGCCTTCCATTCATCGTCGTTGACCAGCATGTTGAGCGCCAGCGCCGCACCAAGCTCGCTCTTTCCGTTCTTCTTTGGGATTTCGATGTACGCACTGGAATACTGTCGAGTGGCTGGATCGTCTTCTCGAACCGTTCCGAACACATCAGATACGATCTTTTTCTGCCACGGCAGCAGGGTGAAGGGTTTACCGTGGAATTCGCCCTTCGTATGCTTCAGGCACTGGATGAAGTCGATCACACGCCGGGCCTTTCGCTCATCAAACGCCATCCCGCCAGCCCCCTTTCAGGAGCCGTTCCAGCGGATCCTCTGACAGGCTGTCCTCTGATCCACCGCCGGACGCGATGATGCGGGCGCGGGTGGCGGGCGTCAGGCCGAACTCGGTGCAGAAGGACTGCATGATCTTCAGGTTCTGCTGTGCGATGGACACCTGCGGAATCTGCTGCACATACCCGGATGGCGTCTTGAAGATGGAGCCGTGCTGGGTGATAAACTCCTCAGCCTCCCGCCAGCGTGCATAAGCCTGGCAGTATCCAGCAAAAGCGGTCAAGTCGGCCATAGTCAGCACACCCATTGCTTCCAGAGAGGATGCCAGCCGCTTCCACTCCTTCTTGGCTTCCGGCAGAAGCCACATTGGGCATTTCAAGTCGACCTTGGGCGGGATAGGTTCGCTCTCATTGAGCGGGCGCTTGCCCGGATTGCCTTCCAGCAGCTTGAGTGCGGTGGGCTTGGGTTTTCTGCCTCGGGTCGCCAGCTGGCTCACCTCCTTTGTAAAATTGTTTTCTTTGTTTCCTTGATTCTTTACTATTCTTTGATTCCGTGATATAATGCTGTCATGGAATAAAAGACTCCCTGTTAACATACACTGCGGAGGAGGGCTAATCATGCAGGCGGTTATGGAGCAAAAAATAATGGTGAAGAAACGTATTGCCGTATCCGGGAAACGGCAGATTACCATCCCAATTGAGTTTTTTGGTCAGCTCGGCATCAAAAAGGAAGTCGAGTGTTATGTCAGGAACGGAAGCCTAATCATTCGTCCGGCAATTCCCGAAACCAACGGCGAGTTTGCGGAGCAGATTCTCGCGGACTTGATCGCTCAGGGTTTTCAGGGGGATGCGCTTTTGCAGCGCTTCAAACAGACGAATCGCGCTGTTCGCCCTGCCGTTGAAAAGATGCTAGCCGAAGCGGACGATATCGCCTCCGGCAAAACAACGGGAGTCACCTTGGCTGACGTGTTTGGCTCGGAGGACGATTGATGTATGAGATTCGCTTTTTGCCACAGGCAGAGAAGTACTTCAAGAAGTTGAAGGACAAACAACTGAAGAAGGCGTTTCAAGGCGCACTGCAAGCCATCTCCGAAGACCCCTATGCCGGAGATGAAAAGAAGGGCGATTTAGCGGGTCTTTATGGCCGGGATGTAAACTACGCCCGAACCAATTATGAAATCGCCTACCGCATCTATGAAGAAAGCGGTCAGTTGATTGTTGTCGTGCTTGCCGGTACTCGTGAGAATTTCTACGAGCAACTGAAGCGATACATCAAGACCTAACTACATCTTCTTCAACATCGCGTCCTGCGAAAGCAGGGCGCTTTTATATGGTCACGCCATCCTCGTATGAAAGCTCCTGCCCGTCCCGCATGACTTTTACACCGGTGCTACCCTGTATCTGATTGATGAACCTTTGAACAATGACGCTCGCATACTTGGGGTCGATCTCCATCGTCCGGCAGATCCTGTCGGTCTGTTCGCAGGCGATGAGCGTCGAACCGCTGCCGCCAAAGATGTCGAGCACCACGCCGTTCGGCGCGGAGCTATTCTTGATAGGATACGCCAGCAGCGGGATGGGCTTCATCGTCGGATGTTCCGCACTGCGTTTGGGCTTGTCGAAGTTCCAGATAGTCGACTGCTTTCGGTCAGAAAACCACTTGTGCTTGCCGTTGGGGAGCCAGCCGAAAAGAATCGGCTCATGCTGCCATTGGTAAGGGCTCCGGCCCAGCACCAGCGACTGCTTCACCCAGATGCACACGCCGCTGATGTGAAAGCCTGCTTCCTTGAACGCGCGCCGGAAGTTGAGCCCCTCCGTGTCCGCGTGGAAGATGTAGGCCGACGCACCCTCCGCCATGTGCGCTGCCATGTTGCGGAACGCAGCAAGCAGAAACTCGAAGAACGCGCCGTCTGCCATGCTGTCGTTCAAAATTGACTTGCCATCCGCACTTTCGTATGCAACATTGTACGGGGGATCGGTCACGACGAGGTTCGCCTTGATGCCGTCCATGAGCAGCGCAACATGATCTGCATTGGTGGCGTCGCCGCAGACCATCCGGTGCCTGCCCAGCGCCCAGACGTCGCCTGGCAGTACGAAGGGCTTGATTGCATCTGGGTCGATGTCGCAGTCGTCATCCCTGACATCCTTGTCATGCACCTTGGAAAACAGGTCGTCGATCTCGGCCATATCGAATCCGGTTGCGCCCAAATCGTACCCGGAAGTCTGAAGGTCGGTCAGCAGATCCGCCAGCGCCACCGGTTCCCATTCGCCGACCGCCTTGTTGAGCGCGATGTTGAGCGCTTTTTCATCCTGTGGGTTCTCGATCTGCACGACTACACAGTCGATCTCGGTGGCACCCTCCGCGGCCAGCACCTTGTACCGCTGATGGCCGCCTACGATATTGCCGGTCGTCTCGTTCCAGATGACGGGATCGACATAACCAAACTCGTGCAGACTGCGCTTGATCTTCTCATAAGCCGGATCGCCGGGCTTCAAGTCCTTCCGCGGGTTATATTTCGCGGGCTTCAGCTTCTCGACCGGGACTCGCTGCAGGTTCATTTGCGTGTTCATGGACTCCTCCTTTGAAAAGTACGTACAAAACTCGAAAAGCCGCCGAAAAGAGCGGCCTTTTTGTTTTTTGGGGCCCAATACCCCCACCCCCGAATTTCGCGAAAATTCACGCGAGAGGGGGCTGCGGTCTCCGGCGAGGGGTTCCTAGAGATCCGATCCCCCCTTCTCAGCACACTTCTGCGAAGCGGAGCGCGAAAGTCCACCACGCCAGTCGGACTTCTCCGAAGCGGCGAGCGAAAGTCCACCACGCTGGTCGGACTTCTCCAAAGCGGAGTGCGAAAGTCCACCTCGCCGGTCGGACTTCTCCGAAGCGGAGCGCGAAAGCCCACCACGCCGGTCGGACTTCTCCGAAGCGGAGCGCGAAAGTCCACCACGCCGGTCGGACTTCTCCAAAGCGGAGTGCGAAAGTCCACCTCGCCGGTCGGACTTCTCCGAAGCAAACCCCAAAAGTCCACCGGGCGGGTTGGACTTCTCCAAAGTGGCGTGCGAAAGCCGGCGGCGGGGTTTTGGCGGGTGACCGGGCGGGGTGTGGTGGGCGGTGGCGCGCGCTTCCTCTATAGCGCGTGGGCCGGGCAACGTATCCCAAACAACGCAAAAACGACGGCGTTTGTTATCTTGCGTTTCCGGCCGGGCCGAGCGATGAATGTGTCGCGGCCGCAAACCGGGCCGCCGCCGCGGGCGGGTCAAGCCGCCGGGCCGAAAGGGGTACCCCATGACCATCTGCGCTGAAAGGGCT